AAAGCGGAACAAGCCCTCACCAATAGGACGAAGTAAATAATCATCAATGTTTTTAATTACATTCTTAATGCCACCACTAGCTGCGCCCATCAACATACTAATGCCACTAGCAGTACGCCCTACACCCGACACGCCTGTTTGCCCATGTGCAAATGATGGAAAGCCAGTTGATTCGTCTGCAAGCACACGAGCCTTGTCAAACAGTTGTAAGTTTTCACCCGCAACATTAGGGAACTTGGTGCCAAAGATAGCCTGTCCAGGTGCTCCACCTTGTCTGCGGAATACCTTGCCTGGGTATACTGACAGGTCTTGGCCTGGGACTAAGTTAGTTTCATCAACCTCAATAAGTAGATTACCAGACAATACAGCATTATCTACAGCCATACGCATAAACCCATTCATAAGTGTTTGGGTATCGTCCATATTCTCTGCAATACCTACGCCAAAAAATGAGTAAGGGTTTAGTTCATAAGGTACAGCTTGATACGGAATACATGCAGGTTTAAATGGGTTGAGAACCATGCGTAATAATTTGTTGTTACAAACCCACACATTTGCCTGTAGTTCATCAAAAGACATTAGTTCTTCTGGAATATCAACACCCTGTTCTTCTAACATTTCAGTGTCAACTGTACCCCAGTATTCTAAAACTTCAAAACGTTCAATGCCATGCTCTGGTGCATAATCTGATAGATCATCTTCCCAATATTCTTTGTTATAGTTTTCGCCAAGTTGAATGGCTTCATCAATAACAGCACTGCGAAAGTAAGGACGTTTCTTTAATGCTCGCATTTGTGTGCGAGACATTTTATGGCGTTCAATCACGTACTGTGCCTCATCCATATTATTTGCATCTGGATCAGGATAAAAATTCCAAACAGATACGTGAGATACCTGTGGAACTGTTTTAAACATAGGATCGTATTCGCCTTCTTCGTTCCAGTTAGGATACTCTTTATCTACAGCAAATGGACCTTTCATAACACCCGTACCAAACAGAGCCATTTCAAATGCTGTGCTACGCAAGTGTTTAGACGCAGAGGATTCTTCCAATTGATCTTGTACTTTCTTCTGCATCTTTTTAGCTGCAACTAATGCAGGACTAAAAGTAACTGCAGTAGGAGTTTTGCCTACGCCAGCCTGTAAGTTATCAATACCTTCAAACTTATCTTCTAGTGGGCCTAGCATTTCTTTTAGTGTATTACGTGTTGCACCTGTAGGAAGTTCTTTACCATCACCTTTAAAACCATAGATGTTTACTTCTTCATTCATTCCATCTTCACGCATTTCTGGTGGCAAAGCGGGATCAAAGTGAACATCAGAAACTACACCATCAGGAAGTTCTGTAGGCTCAATAGAAATAGGAAAACGATTATTTGCAAACAACACATCAACTATCTGCCCATAAGCTGCTAGTGTTTTTGTTTTAGTTACCTTAATAAATACACGAGACTTTTCAGCATCTGTAAATTGTACATCTGAACTATATATACCCCGATAGTTACGATAAGAGTTTAACCAACGTTCTTCATCCTGCCGACGATAATCTTCTGACCGTTGGAAACGTTCCATGATGTAAGGTATGATTTTAGATGTTTCCGCATCAAACTCAACAGAGTTATCTGTATCTTCTAATGCAATAGAATCATCTTCAATAAAAATTTCGTTATCTTCTGCCATTTACATTTCCTTAATAGCCAAATGTGGAATCTGCTACTCTCATACCCATTGATCGTGTGCTGTTAGGATCGTAGTCAAATATACTAAATCGTGGTCTTGACATTATACCATACCGTAATGCATCGTACAAGTGATCTTCAGAGTGTGTGTCAATATCTTCAGGGTTCTTTTTATCTAGTGGGATAGCGGGTAACTGTGCTACCATATTAGTACAAGTATTAAAGAATACTAATCTGGGATTTTCGGTAAACTCATCTACCTGCAAACGTCTGTGTATTTCGTTCTTACCTGCCACACGTGAACCTTTAGAACGGTCTGATGGCCTCCATCTACACCCACGACTAACCATCTGTTCAGCAAGACTAGGGCCAGTGTCACCACGTTTATGCCACAAAGAAGAATCAAGAACTCCGTACTTAATGTTTCCGTCTTCTACTTCTAGGTCTAAGACCATATCGGCAAGGTCTGTTGCGAGTACTTTACTGACGTATAATTCTCTATATACGATAAGTTGCTCATCAGGCGCAACGGCAAACCACACAACAGCACTATGAGAACCATATCCATAATCACAAGCCCTAAACTTAACCCAATTGCTTGGTATCTTAAATGGATCAATCACATGAACATGACGATCAAACTCTGTGAAGGCAGCACCTTCTTTAATATCCCAATCACCATCTAGTAGTTGTCTACGTTGTTGCTCTGGCAGTGACAGTAGCATTGCTTCGTAGTCGCCCTGCTTAGATAGGTATGGGTTATCTTTTAATCGTGCAGGTATAAACCTACGTTTAAATAAAGCCTTTCCTGCCTTTTCGTGTCCTGCAGGGTATTTAAGGTCTTCACCCGATTCAATGTCAGTTGCGTTAAAAGACTTACCTGCAGGTGATGGGTCAATAAACATTTTCTTAACCCAGTGATGACCTCTACCTCCTGGGTTGGTAGTTGCCCTCATAAATATAGGAAGGTCGGGTGCAGTGGACCGTAGACGTGACCGCATGTAGTTCCATGCAAATGGGGTAGCCCATTGTGTCAATTCGTCAAAGCCTATCCAACTAAAAGCCAGACCTTGGTAACGCAGAACGTCATCTTCCTTGTCTAGGTAGGACATCCACAACCTCGCACCAGAGGGCGCAGTCCACTGCATCTTTCTTTCTGACCATTTAATTCCAGGCCATATCTTAGGATACATTTCTTGTGACTTAAAGATAAGTTCCCTTAATTCTTCCGTAGTATGCCGTAGGAGCAATCCTGAGAAGCTTGAGTGACCCATATAGCGTAAAGGGTCTGCCAACATTGCGTATGACTTACCCCCACCTGCAGAGCCGCCATATAGCACCTCACGTTCACCTGCTGCAAGAAACTCTGTCTGTGGTCCTGCATTTGGTTTAAAGATTATGTTGTGCTGTTCCTCAATAGGAATTTCATCAACTATCTTTGCAGGTTCAGGCTTTGGCTTCGCTGTACTCCGCTTCCTCGTAGTCTTCTTGGGTTTTTGCTCCAAGTCTTGTACGTTCAATTTCTTCCGCTTTGGCGATTGCCTTTTTCGCATAGTCTGCCCATCTGCGTAGGCTTGCAGCTTTGTTTTTTCGTTGTCGTTCATTTTCCAACCGTTTACGTAAACCTACGTGGGATATATCCCTACCTGTATTTCGTGTTAGCCAATTAGCTACTTCACGATATGAGTACTGTCTAAGGTACTTTTTTGCTTGTTCAAGCATATCTAATTCATGCTCAAGGGGTAATAGTACGTCAGTATCGTCGGGGTCTACTTCATATCCAAATGGTATTGTCCTAGATATACGGGGTATAGGAACCCATTCGTTGTTTTCTTTTATGTCTGTTGGTTGGGGTAACTTCCACTTTTTAAGGGGTTTAGTCATCGTCATCCATTTGTTTTGGTGGCATAAGCATTACACCACCCTTAGTTTCTACTTGCATCTTCTCAGTCTTAACTAATCCTGTACGATCAAGTAATTCTTTTGCTGCTGACATCTTATCACGAATACCTAGTTCCGTAGGATCATACAAAGCACCCACCATAGCCATTGCAGCTTTAGGAGCATTACGTGCCATGTACGTAGATGTAGCATCTAGTATTTCTTCTTTTAAAGAGTTAAGTATCTCTGTAGACGAAGTAGCATCCGAATATCCTGCAAGTTTCTTTGCAGCTACAATGTCACCACCTGCTTCATCAAATAACACTGCAAGTAGTTTTTGTTGTTTTTCTGTTAATGCTCTCGCCATTTTAACTCTTTCTATTAAACAATGCAAGTATAAAGTTTGCTATTGATCTACCTATTTCTGTTGGTGTTGGCAGTAACCATCCTAATATGAGTAGCAGCATTACCCAAGGGGGGATATTTTGATTACTAATTGTCAATTTATCAACTGGACCTGCTTCTACTTCTTTTATAACTTCAGTCGTTATAACATCTCTTCCTGCTGAAGTTGATGTCTCTTCTTCATACGTAACTACAGCTTGTTTATTTTCTTTGCCTACTTGGGCATTGCTGTTTACGGTCGGTCCACCGCCACCCCCTAAGAGTCCTAAGCTGTTCAAACCACATCCTGATAAAAATAAACATAGAACTAACCACCTCATTATTTACCAGCAACTTTATTTAAAGATAAAAACTCCTGCCACAAAGGTTTAATCATTTTATGGTTTTCATCTACCTTATAGCTTATGACAGCTACATGAGCGTTCATCTGATAAAGTTGAACACTTCCCCAACCTAATACGCCTAATCCAATAACCCCTATGACCTGCTCAAACTTCATGTCATTAGCTCAAAGTGCGGAGCATCAATAAAAGGTCTACGTCCTTGTGATCTACGTAAATCAATGTACGCATTCATTGCATCTTCTGCTGTGTCATCATAGTAACGAATGTCACCCTCTGACCATGCTGCACCCCACTTAATGCCGCACTCTACTTCTTCTGCAGCCTGTGCCATAGCATCACAGATGTTATCATACACATTAAGTTCCCATGAAACACTAGAACCAAAATAAGCTACAAGGTCTACTGCGTGACTGTAGCCATCACCTTGAATAAGGTGTTTACTGTTCATAGTCTGACTACGACCAGAGTTGTATAGTTCTTTTTGTTCTTCCAGTGTACGTACACCGTAGGTAACACCAAAGTCTACATCAGTCAGTTCAATAGCACGTTGGACAACAGCTACCATATCAGGGTGTACACCATCTAATTTATTTAATGATCTTTGGGATAGACTAAACGCCATTATCTCATGTCCTTTTTCGCTGTTACTTTATTGCCCATAGGCTTACCTGCCATGTATGCTGTAGCACCCATATATGCAGCTACGATACCAGTCTGTGCAATATAAAACAACCCAAGCAAATCTGCTAGGGCTGACACACGACTATCTGACATTAGAGGGGTAAATAAAAATATCGTAAAGATAATCATTGTACCCATAGCTATCCAAGCCATCTTCTTCTGTGACTCTGCTTTTTCTTCACGTAGCTCTACTTCAAGCATACGTTCTTTCATGGCAATTTCTTCTAAGGTAATACTACCATCACCATCAATATCAAAATCTACTACCATGTATCAAGACCTTCTGTAACGTTTGGAAGTTTCAGCAGCCCCTTTAGGTTGCTTAGAGAACTGCTTACCTGCTGCTGTATCTTTTCTTTTCTTTGCTGTACTAGATGCATACTGCGAACTAGACATTGATTTAATTGCTGCTTCAGGTAAATAACGTTCTCCTGTAGCTTTTGAACCTTGAGTAGAAGGCTTGCCACTTTTAGTTCTCCACTTTTGTTTTGTCCATTTATCTAGGCTTTGTTGGGATTTAGCTTTAGCCATTACGTACTACCCTGTTGTAAAACTATTAGATACAATATACCTGCCAAGATAGCTATGCCTGTTGCTACAGCAAGTATACCTACTGTCCAGTTGATGATAGCTTCTTTTATTTCTTCCTTACGGTACTCTTCTTCTTTCTTACGCTTTCTAACTTGCGCCTCTATTGAAAGAAGTTCTTCCCATGCAGATGGCCCTATGGTTACACAAATCCAATCTTTGAGTTCCTTACGCATAGCTTCAGCTTTACGTTTAGCTGCAAAGATTTGTATTGCTTCTTGCTCTACTGAACTACTAAGAGCTTTCCACCAAGGTACATTGTTTATTTTTGTTTCTGCACGTCCAAGGTCAGACATGGCACCTGCCCATTGAGACAGTTGCCCTGACATATCCTGAAGGTCACGACCTACTTGTATGCCTTGCTTAATTGCATTAAAGGCGGCAGTAGCACCTGCCATAATTGTAATCGGGTCCATGCTGGCCTCTTAACTCTTATACCCGCCGCCCTTGGCTTTGTATTGTTTAGCAAGCATCTGGGCTTTACGGGCAGACCATTGACCTGCACCGCCGCCCTTTGTACCTGCTTTAATACGATTAAACAAGCTTTTACGCATGGTTGGTTTGGTGTAGTTTCCCGCCGAGTTTACCGTTGAGGTACTGCCACCACGAGACATTTTCTTTTTTGCTACGGGCGTCTTTCTTGAAGTTTTCAACTTCCGCATAGGCTACTCTCCGAATATCTCCACGACCAATGCCAATATCATTTAGTTCACAATCTGACATACGATGCAATTGCATTGCTGCAATCTTTGCATTTGCCTCACGTTGACGAGCTTCAATCATCGCAACAAATACTTTTTTAAACCACTCTTTCATAACTATCTCCTTATGTTATAAGGTAACATTTGCTACCAGAGATAGTTATAACATATATAGTTATATCATACTATAGATAAGATTGCAACCCCGTTATGCATTAACGGTTAGGGTTGTAAAACTCTTTACCTGATAGGAACACTTCTAAACCACCACTAGAACCATCAAAGGCTGTAATCTTATCACCTGCATGTAAGTAGATTCTGTCTGACGTTATGACGTTGTAGACATCTTTACCTGCTATAGACTTATCATTTAAGATGTGATGATAGGTATTTGATTCTGCGTGATACCACTGTAGGCTTACGTTCTGAGTAGATGAACTACCATTCGTAACATGCAAGAAGTCTAGCTCTGCATCATGCTTTGCAGGGCAAGTATATATAACATTTGAACTAGCACCGCCTGAAGTAGCAGTTACAGTTAAACCCTTTGTTACGGTGCTATATTCACGAGATGCTACCATTATTTTTTCTTAGCCACTCCACCACGTTTCATAAAGCCCATTTTATTACGGACTGATTTGGGTAAAGATGCAGCACCTTTGTTAGGGGCAGGTTTCATAGCACCACCACGTGACATTTTTTTCTTTGCCATTCCACCACGCATCATTTTCTTTTTAGTCATTGCTCTGGGTTTCATTGCCATAAGTCTAGTCTCCGTTTTCTACGATCTAATACAAGAGCATTATACTCTTCTTCTGGGTATACGTTGTAGTATCCCATCTTTTCTAATTGTAGACTTGCATCATCTACCTTACTCAAAGACTGAATAAACACCATCGCATATTCATCCTCTACACTAGACTCCCAGTCATTGTCATATAAAAAGTCTAGGTCTGCATCTTCCGCACCATAGTCAGGGTGAAACCCCATAATGTGAAGATTATCTTTTGTGTATTTATCGTTAAGTGTTTCTATATACGTGTCAAAGAAATCAATGTCAGGAAACTTGTAGGAAGCAACAATAACTAAATCATACGTATTGTCAAACTTAGCTACTTCTTTAGTTACTGCATCTATTAGTAAGGGAGCTTCAACTACATATACTTTGTTTTGTTTCCATGCCTGTTTAGCATAAGGACACGCAGGTAATCCATTTAGTTCGGGGTTAGCTACTTCTAAAACTTCACTAGACCAGCTTCGTATGTCCTCAGTAATAGAGATTACTATACACTCATGCCACTATAAAATCTACGATCTGACCGTCAGGTGTACGTAGTTTATTTGGATTAGGGTTGTATGCGTACATCTGATTCACTAGCTTTAAGTCTTCTACAGGTGTATCAGGGGTGATACGATTAGGTTCTGGCTTTTCTTCTACATTGTTCCTACTAGACCTATCTTTATCTGCCTTTTCAAAGACAATGTTCTCATGTGTCTGGAAAGGCATACTAGGTAAAGGGAAGTGAGATATAAGGGTCATTAAACGTTTGAACCTGTATTAAGTTTGTAACACTTACCTTTTACGTACAGACCATTATTAGCTAACTCATTAGCTACAGTTTTTACTTCTTTACTACACTCTTCTTGTGTAGGAAACGTACCACCCGTTCTTACTAAGACATCACAAGTTGTAGCTATTGGTCCTGAACACGTTAAGAGAACAGCTAACCACATTACTTCTTACCTTTCTTAGCATACCCGCCTTTTTTAAAAGGCATAGGAGGAAGTGTTACAGGTTTAGCTTTACGATCTGAGGCTGACTGTGCTGACTTACGTGAAGCACGTGATACTTCATCTGACTGCATCTTTTCAAATTCTTTACGTTGTCTGTCTAACAACTGCTGCATCATCTTCTTACGATTACCATCTGGCATAGCATCAATGCGTCTTTGCATAGCAGAAAACTGATTGGCAGTCTTAGCTTGCTTAATGTCTGTGGCACTGACAGTCATCTTCTTAGCGATAGAACCTTTTTTCTCTGTAACTTTAGCTGCAGATTTAGCTTTACCGCTTTTACTTTTCGCTGCTGCTTCCTTACGTTTCTTTTCAGCAGCTTCCATTGAAGCTTTAGTTTTAGCGGGTACATCTTTGGTTCTTACACCTACTTTATCTTTCTTAGCTTTCTTGGCAGCTTTAGCAGCCTTCTTAGCTACAGAACTAAATATTCCCATTAGTATATCTCCTATATTACCATTTAACTTTGTGTGACCAATAACGAGCACTTAACTTGCTAGGCTTAGAGTCCTGTGCATTGTGTCTCGCATAATAGCTTTTCTTACGTGCTTTGTCTTTAGCACTTGAGGGGTTCTTACCTGCACCGCTTACGCCCTGCTGTCCAAACCTAATAAACTTATATGTGTCACCTTCTTTAGCCATTACGCAGTGTGACTTCTTAGGGTGCTTAGGTGTACGCTTAGGTTTGTTTACACCACTTAACCCTTCTTCTTTCATTTTAGTTTTGACTCGTTCAGGTATACTCATCCGTCTGTCCAACCTTCTTCACGCATAGCCCACTCTACGTGCTCTAACGTAAACGGCTTACCATAATGGTTCTGCACAGCTTCTCGCACGTAGAATACATCACTATGGGGAATATGTAATTTATCTATAGTTCCATTAAGTACGTGGTTATAGAACTCTTCTAAAACATTGTCAGTATATAGTTTTACTGATTTTTTACTCATTGTCAAGTACTTTCGTAATAATATACAAAGGCCCGTAACTAAAGTTACGTACTTCGTAGTGTACAGTTAAAGTGATACATATAAGTGATATATTAGTTAAGTATAATTATATCTAACTATATTAACATCTAAGTGAAACATTTTAAGTGTAATCACTTATAGTGTCATCTTAGTTTCTCTATATATAGTTTTACACATTAATTGCCCCATGTCAACCCCTAATCGTATTATTGTAACATAAAGTGACATACTGAAACAATTCGTTACCTATGATACATCACAATATGTTACAAAACTGTAACCATAGTGTGTGTAAACCACTATATATGTAATGTGGTTAACACTCCATTTTTCCTGATCTGTGTATTTCTGTGTATACATATACGTACACCCCCCGCATGGCCCCTGCCCACCTGCCTCATGACACGCTTACACAGCATGTGACATGCATATGATGCGTTGGTGTACACACATTCCGTGACACAATCCACCAGACTACACAAAGTGTAAGCAATTACATGGGGTTACATAGACTGAACAACTGTTATGGAATCAGTTGCCATGCTAAAGCATGTAGAATGACAGGGTTTTGTGATCACAAAGTGTGTTGCAATGCCGATGCACATTTACCCCACCAACCGTCCGACATCGGACATGTCATAACTATGTTATGTTTACAAATACCCTACCCCACCAATCGTGATGGTCACTGAGAGCCTCGCATGAGTTTTGCACACGAACTTC